CTAATAGAAATCAATGCTGATCCATCATTTTATCTTGGTAAAGAATATATTTTTGATGGGCTTTATACTATAAAATTGATTTCTATTAGTAGAGATGCATATGTGGTTAGTTTGGAAGTTGATGACGTTACTCAAATATCAAGAATAACATTTGTAGATTTTATGAATCATCTTAGAAAAGGTACGATGGTAGAAAAGACTGTTCTTGAAGCGCAAAACTTTAATAATTATGATGAATATTATCAATTAGCCTCATCATTTTTATTGATTAATTATGGTATATTAATAGATAATATAGTATTTGATTGGCAATCAGAATTCCTTAAAGAAACACCGATCGAAATAGCCTGTAAAATAGCATTAGGAATTATTAAAAAATGAACGGTTTTACACTTTGGAGTAACAATAAAAGTCAAGATTACAAATATTTTGACAGCATCATCGGTGAGCAAATTAATATAGGCGGAACTGAATTTCTTGTTCACAAGTATAAAGGTACTTACAATCAAGGTTCTGATGATAAGACCCAGCCAGATTATGATTTTATGAATGAGCTTCAAATACAAGATTTGTTGTTACTGGAAAATCGTGACAGATGCTATGACGAGAATATCTATACCATTAAAGGGATTATGCAAGTAGATCAAAATGATTTTGACTTGACGCAATGGGGCTTGATGGGATCAGCTGATACTATATTTGTGGAATTTCATATATCAACAATGTTACAGATAGTTGGTCGTAGAATTATGTCTGGTGATGTGATCGAGGCTCCTTTTTTGCGTGACGATTTTATGATTTCAGAAGATGACATCCAAGATCTTGGTAAACCAATACCAAAACTTTATAAAGTTGAAGATGCCAGCAGAGCTAAAGATGGATACGACCCAACGTGGCGTCCACACTTGTGGCGAGTAAAGATGTCACCAATAACTGATTCCCAAGAATTTAGAGATATTTTAGGCGATGGCGATCAGGAAGATGATTTGAAAAATCTAATCAGCACTCACAATATTACTATGCAGATTAGTAATGCAATTCAAGCAGAAGCCGAATCACAAGTACCAAACAGAAATCTAGAACACGCCCATTTATATGTAAATGGTGAGAATGAAAATGGAATACCATACTTGTTGATGGCAGACGGCATTCCGCCAAATGGTGCAGAATTGGTTGGTCGTGGTGACCAATTTCCTGCTAATGTTATGGATGGTTCTTGGTTTTTAAGAACTGATTATGAGCCTCACGTACTTTTCAAGAAAGAAGGAACAAAATGGGTGCGTAAAGAAGTTGACTACAGACACAAATTTATGGTTGCGAATCGAGTCCTTGAACGATTTATTAACAATAATAATAAAGTTCAAACTGCTGATGGTTTGAAGGATAGCAAGCAGGCAATTTCAAAAGTTCTTGCACCACGAATTAAGCCGGAGATAGATAACGAATAATGGAATATTTTTACGACGAGCAACTAAGAAAATATTTAGTACAATTTTCTAGACTTTTTGCTGGATTTATTACAAAAACCGGTAAAGGCCGTGATGGTTCAATCCAAAATCGTCAGGTACCAATTCATTATGGCGATATAACAAGAATGGTTGCCCATATCATTAAGAAGCAATCAGAAAATTCTATTTTATCAACTCCAGTTATGTCCTTTTATGTTACTAATTTAAATCCATCACCAGAACGCCGACAGAATCCAGTACATATTGATAGAAGTTTAATTAATGAGCGAAAATTTAATAATACGACCAATCAGTATGAAAACACTATTGGTGATAGATTTACCGTTGAGCGATTGATGCCAGTACCATACGATCTGTCTATGCAGCTTGACATTTATACATCTAATGCTAATGAGAAATTTCAAATTATTGAACAAATTTTGATGTTATTTAATCCATCAGTTGATTTACAAACATCATCCAGTCCATTAGATTGGACTGCATTGACATATGTTGAACTGTTGGATGACATTGTTTGGGATAGTCGACAAATACCAGTCGGTGATACTGAAACCATCAGCGTCGCGAGCTTGAAATTTAAAATGCCGATATGGATCAGCCCACCAGCTAATGTGACACGAAGAAAAGCTGTCGAAACTATTATTACAAACTTACACGCTGTGAATGAATTGCCAGACTATGATATTTTAGAAACTGTATCAGAAAATGATCTAGCTACTACATTTATCATAACTCCATATGATTATAGAATTGAAATTAAAAATTTCAAAATACGTTTAACTGAAAATTTAGATGGAGTGTATTATGATTGGTCAAAATTAGAGAATGCATATACTGATGAGATATCTGATAACTCTATATTAACTATTAAACACCGTTTTGGTGATTCGACTGGGATAACTGGTAAAATTGAAAAAACATCTGACCCTAAAGTTTTAAATTGGGTAGTTGATCCTGCAGATTTGTATGATAATACCATACCAAATGTTGATTTAATCATTGACCCTTCGGAAAACTATCCAGGAGATGGTAAAATGCCTGATTTGGCAACTGGGCAACGATATTTGTTGGCTGCTGATATGCCAGTTAATTCTCCTGGTTGGGCTTTACCATTGGCTGACCGCTTTAATACAACGTGGGGTCAAATCGAAGAAGATGATTTGTATTTGACTGAAGGTACTGATACTGATCCATTAAATGAACCAAGATGGAGGATCGTACCTGATGCCAAAGCTAATGATATTATTGAATATAATGGTACTGAATGGGTGATAGTTTTTTCTTCAACATCGCAAAATCCAGAATTTGTTACCAGTAGTCTATCTAATACCCAATATCGTTGGTCGCCGGAGATATCAGAATGGCAGCCAACAATAGATAAAGTTTATTATCCAGGCACTTGGCAAATCAATTTTCGTGGGCAATAATCTACTAAGATAACCTGACGAAAACCAGCTGATTTGTGAGTTAAAGAATAAATACACAAGTAAAGTTTCAGAAGATTTATCTTCAAACATTTAGAGGAAAAAAGTATGGTCACACCATTAATCTCTCCAGGCGTGTCACTTTCCATCGTTGATGATAGTGCATACAGCACTGGCGGTTCTGGCACCATTCCGCTTTTTGTCGTTGCTACTGCCTCCAATAAGGTAGTTTCACTCGATGGAAACGCTGGAACAGTTGCTCCAGGTACTGCTACATCTTCAGTATTGACACCAGTCGCTTCTCAGCGCGAATTAATCCAACAATTTGGTAATCCAATTTTCAAATCAAACCAAGGCACACCAATACACGGTAGTGAATTGAATGAATACGGCCTCAGCGCTGCATATCAATCATTAGCAATTTTAAGCTCTGCTTATATCCTTCGTGCTGATATTGCACTTGAACAGCTTGAGCCAAGTAGCGTTGAACCAACAGGACCTGCTGCTGATGGTACATATTGGTTGAATTTGTCTGATACTAAATTTGGCATTTTCCAAGGTAACGGTTCTGCTTGGAATGAAATCACCCCACTATTCGTAGCATTCAATGCTACAACTGATTCAGTAACCAACTCTGCAGGTTCAAATGGTAATTTTGCAATTGATATCGGTTCTTCAGTTAAAAATCTTGGCCTATTCGAAAAAATCTCTGGTACGTGGTATCGTGTTGGTACGGCAACTTGGGTAACTGCTAAAGGCCCACAAGCACTTGTTGGCGGCGGCACCGGAGCCGTCCAGGTAATTTATGCACCACACACTGGTGTACCACCAACAAATACAGTACCAACTTATCACACTGGTCACATTTGGGTCAAAACTACTGAACCAAATAATGGTGCTGATTATATTATTAGCCGTTACGATGCATTTACTGATCAATGGTCAGAAATATATGCTCCACTTTTCGCAACCGATGCTGATGCTATTGCTTTCTACACAGCAAACAATTCGTTGACTGCTGGTGTATTGTACGTGCAATATACTGCATCAAATTGCAAGCACGTTATCAAGATGTTCAATGGTACATCGTTTGCTAACCTGGACTATGTTGCACAGACTGGTGAACCAGTTGGTCTTCCAGTTGAAGGAACGTTGTGGTACAATGATAACTTCCAAGTTGATATTATGCAAAATGATGGATCAAACTGGATTGGTTACAAGAATGCCCACCCAAACACTGATCCAAATGGTGTAATTTTCTCTGCTACTGCACCAACTGCACATAGCAATGGTACTGCATTGGTAGATTATGATCTTTGGATTGATACCTCAGATTTGGAACATTATCCAAAATTGTATCGCAGAACAGGCGGCACTTGGATCCGTGTTGATACCAGTGATCAAACCACCAACCAAGGTATTGTTTTTGCTGATGCTCGTGCAATTGGTGGGACTGCTGGTTTAACATCAAACTTAGTTGATGCTGATCGTCCAGATCCAAAACTATATCCAGCTGGTACACTTCTATTCAATACCCGTTATTCAACTGGTAATGTTAAATCTTGGACACCAGGATATACCCACGAAGGTGTAACCATTGGTGACCGTTGGGTATCGGTATCTGGCAATGCTGAAGATGGTTCACCATATATGATGAGAAAAGCTCAACGCCGTATGGTTGTTAAGGCAATGCAGGAAGTGATTTCTTCAAACGAAGATATCCGTTCCGAGTTCATTTACTTCAACTTAATCGCCGCTCCTGGTTATCCAGAATTGATTGATGAAATGATTACACTCAATACTGATATCAAGGAAGTTGCGTTTGTTGTTGGTGATACACCAATACGTTTGAAGCCAGACGCTGCTAGTGTTTCTGCATATGCAACAAACACTGCCAATGCTGCAATTAATGGTGAAGATGGTCGTACTGGAATTAGTAATGTCTATGTTGGACAATATTACCCTTGGGGCTTGTCAACCAATGTTGACGGTACTGATATTATGGTGCCGCCAAGTGCTATGGCAATTCGAACAATCGCATACAGTGATAGTGTTGCTTATCCTTGGTTTGCTCCAGCAGGTACACAGCGCGGTATTGTTACAAATGCACAAAGCGTTGGTTACTTGAGTGATGAGGGTGAATTTGTTCGTGTTATTTTGACACAACGTAATCGTGACACACTTTATAGCAACAATATCAATCCAATTTCATTGGAGCCAAATCGCGGTATTTTGATTATGGGTCAAAAGACTTTGAGCCCATCAACAACTGCATTGGATCGTATTAACGTTGCTCGTTTGGTGAACTACATTCGTTACCACGCAAATGAGTTCTTGAAACCATTATTGTTCCAACCAAATGATGAAGAAACTCGCAATACTGCTCAAACTATTACTTCACGCTTCTTGGGTGACTTGCTTGGTTTGAGAGCATTGGATGACTTTGCCGTTCGTTGTGATTTAACCAATAATACTCCTGAGCGCATTGATCGTAATGAACTTTGGATAGACGTTGCTATTATTCCACTCAAGGCAGTTGAATTTATCTACGTTCCAATTCGTATCGCAAATACTGGTGAAACTTTGTAATAAGTTTGCTAGAAAGATTAAAGGGGCGGCTTTGACCGCCCCTTTTTTTATGAGTTAATTACTTAATCTCAATTTTTCGAAGATCTTCATTTTCCTCTATTTTGTTTAGCGTTATTGCTAAAATGCCATCAGTAAATGTCACTTCACCGACTTCAAGATTTGAATTTAAATCAAATGTTCTCGTAAATGATTTTGAAGAAATCCCTTGATGGAGGAAATTTGTTGTCTGGGTTTGTTTTTCGCCAGACACTGTCAAAATTCCGTGAGATACTGTAATTGAAAGATCATCTTTTGAGAATCCAGCTAAAGCCAATTCAATCGTATATCCATTCTCATTTTTAATGATGTTATATCGTGGATATGCAGTGTCAAATAGTGAAGATTTGCGATCCGCTAAAGAACGTGATCCAAAATCATTACCAAACACTCGATCGAAAAGATCATCAAATCCTACAAAGGCTGGTACTAAAGTATTTCTCATTGTTTTTTCTCCTTTAAAAGCAAGATAAAAGCGTATGACCCAAATCGGCATCATACGCTTTCAAATATAATAAATTTTATAGAGATGTCAAGTAAAAAATAGAATTAAAGATACCAAACCACCAATTGCGAAGAACACAATATCAAGTGCGGATCCTTTTGATATACCAAAATGATTGTGTTGGTATATTTCTCTACTATATCCCAATACGAATCCACCCAAAATGCCAGGTAGTGCGATGGGTAACGAATACACGAATGTAACCGTTAATGCTACCATTAGGAAATTAAATGGTAATACATTAAATAGCACTCTGTTAATAATACCATATTCTTTACTAGTTTTAGTTAGGTACAATACTGCCATCCAAATTATTTGTCCAAATAGTACAATTGGTAAAGACAATGATTGATGGATGCCAAAAATCATAATAGCAAATAATACAAATGCGATCAAAAAATGACCAGATTGATCAATTATTTGCTTCTTTATACTACTTTGAGGTAAATCATTTGTATTAAACCACGAAAAAAAGCTCATTTTTCACCCCTCCGGTACATATGATGGATCAATTGCACCATAAACTATGAGCTTTTCTGCCGTTGTTGATGGTACATTCTTAAATTTCATAATTTTTTTACGTATAACTGGTCCATTAGGAGTATTGACATTAACCCCTTTGCGGATGAACCAAGTACCGTTTCTCCGCCAGCTTGGTAAAGATTCGAAATCAATTCCTTTATCTTTCAAAAGCTTTTTAACCTCAACATTAGGTAAACCTTGCATAACTTTATGGCCAATGTTGTATCGGGCTAGAAGTTGAACGTTATTCTTCAAGGCATCGTGCTCACGCCAAACAAACGCATTCATAAGCTCAACATTAGAAGGCACATTGAAAACTCGAGCATCTAAATGTGGAAGCATTTTCATCGCTCTATCTTTGTAAACTCCGCCCAATCTTATCAAATTTTGATATAAAACTACTGATGCAAATGACGCAATAACACTAGTAAGTTTAAAAATCTTATAATCAAAAAGTGGTGAGGCTTCTTCGCTAAGAGGAAACCATCCCAGGCTGATTTCATCCGATTGACAATATCCTATGTCAGCGTGAAATTCAGCCATAGTTCGTTTCGCAGTATCAGCCATAGCCCAAGCAAATTTCGGATCGTGTGGACGATCAAAGGGTTTAGTTAATTTTGAGAAAGATCGCCCATCTAGCCTTAAGTAGACTGGTAAATTGCGATCAAGCTTGTTGGAGGTACAAGTCGACTCGTGAGCCTTGATACGATCTCCAAATTCATCTTTACTTTTAGTTGCCACTGTAAGTTGTCCATATCTCTAAATCTAAATCAGCCAATGTTTTGTTGATGGCTTTGGCGTGATTTAAGAATAATTGTTCAGTTTGTCTATAAACGTTTCCACCTGGCGTGACCTTCAAACTAGTCAATCCGTTATCACGCATATAATGCAGAATATGGGTATCCAACACTGCATAATTTTGATTTTCTCGAGAATGTAATAAAAAGAATCTTGAAGTTTTCGGACCAACGCCAGGAATCGTTTCTAATTCATCGATAGTAATAGTCTTTAGTTTGCCAATAAAGTCGTGAGTTTTTCTGAATGATTTTTCTAGTCGATTATATTGACCTAATCGACTTTTTTCAATTTCAGACCTTAAGCATCCAACGTTATCAGCATTCCAAATTAGCTGAAATGGTGATGTTTTTTCACTTCCATAATTAGATCGCAAAGACACTAAGAAATTATCTAAAAGCCTGGCCTGTGTTTTCGCAGTTTTTCCTGCCACAACTATGCAAAACAGAAGAAAAAGTTCTAATTCACACTCAGATCGATTAAAGTCTGTGACTTTATTAGGATCTACGTAAAAAGAGTTATTCATATTTGGTAGGGTCATAATTTTTAATCAAGCCTTTCTTTAATCGAGTTTCCATCATTTTTTTAATTGATTCAGGGTTTCTTTTTCTACCTTTAAGTTTAATTTTATTTTTTTCACCGATACTTTTTTTATGTTCTTCTGAAATAGGTCTGCCTTTAGTTGGACATTCTCTCCCCATCAAAGCTTTACTTTTTCTTTCCTTAACCACTGGATCATTTTGAACCAATTTTTGAATTTGACTCATTTTTTCTTTTGTCTCATTAGATCGTTTTTGGCCAATTCGTTTTTCAACACCCGCTCTGACTCGCTCGTCAGTTTCAGCAGTTAGCCCTTTAATCCAAGTTGGGCCAACATTTTTACCAAAATTAGGATGTTCTTCACCAGATTTAAATCTTCCTTTGGCCATTGATATTTTCATAGCTTCAGTTATAAATCTCGTCCCATTATCCCAGCTTCTTTTATTACCTTCGGATATATTTTTCGACCACTTGAGCTGTTTTTCTTCCGAAACATCATTATAATTTGGCGGCCTGGCGTCTAAACATATATTAGTTAATATGCCTCCTTTGTCTATCCCAGCCCGACCGTAATGTGTTATTAACAATGTTTCTAATTCATATGCTTGATCTTCAGATAAATTTTCTTCAATAAGATCAACTCCAACTTCTAAATTTGAATTTAAAATTTGTTGTATAGTATTAAATTTGTGCTTATTAGCAGTATTTGAAATAGTCTCATAAAAATGTTTCTTGTATCTTTTACCCTTGCCCTTACCAATATAGAAATATTGATTATTTTTTAGCGGATTTTTAAAAGCATAAACATAATAATTTTTCATTTGACTTTGGCCTTTTATTTTTATTTATTAAAATAATAGGCATTCTTCTAACTATTCTTCAAGTTCAGCCTCTGTCCTATTATATTTTGTTACGTCTGTTGGATCAATCACTACTTAACTCCTTTGTCAAATTATTATAATGATCTATCATAATATTAAGATATTCTGTTCTCATATTATAGAAATTTTCATCTAATTCCCATTTTTTGATATCAGATAGTATGTCAATGATTTGACTAATTGAATCAGCTACTATACCTTTTGATGCTAAATCATCTTCTGAAATTTTAAATAATTGCTCAGTAATATTTTCGTACATCTGCGCAAATGTGACTACTGCAATTTCGTTTGGAGTTGATGCTCCCAAATGGCCCGGATCAACATTGAAATGAAAATACATACCCATATTTTTATCCAATTGCAGACTTGATAGTGTCAATGAACTCTTCTAGCGTGTTGTATAGCGGAATTTGATATCTTTTGCAAGTGATTTGTACATTACCTTTTCGCCAGTATCCATCTGGACAGCAAACAATTAATTTATTATCCTGAGCGTGTAAACCCATTTCTAACAAGGTTATCGGTGCTTGTCCTTTAGGGTCATAATACATTAAAATTTTATCAGCCAGATCCATATGGTCCAATTCCCATTCTACTTGATATCGAAATTGGTCATTGGAAATATCTTGAACCCAAGATGAATCCCAATCGTCTCTTCTTGGATTGAACACGGTGATCGGTGAATTTGATAAAAGTTCTGATATCTGGGTTTGCCAATCAACCGCTTTTCCTTGATCAATCGATCCAGCAAGGAAAATTTTAAAACCTAATCCAGGATCTTGATCTTGGTCAGTTGGTTTAATTACTTTAAAATGTTTATTTTTCAAAACGTTTACTCCATTCTTCTAATAAGTTTGGGCCAGAACCGGATCCAGTAACCGTGATACCAGCAGCACTTCTTGTTATAAATCGTTCGTTACGTTCTTTCCTATGGAACCACTGTCTCATTGCTTCCCTGTGAATTGGAAAAGCTAAATCTTCTGGCTCCCAAGCCACTCGAAAATCAGAGTTTTCAGCACATAGCTTGATAGTATTTGGATTATAAGTTAAAATTTGATTTGATTCGCACATAAAAAGAACCTGGCCTCTACCAGTAGCAACGCTATTGACAATCGAAGGTTCAATATCTAATTGAATTCCAGTTTCTTCATATAGTTCACGCATCGCGCCCTGCTCAGCATTTTCACCAATATCATCCATAAAACCGCCTGGTAAACTCCAGCCTCCCAAATGTGGTTCGATGGCTCTTTTTAATATTAGCAGGCCAATGCGATTGCCGTCAGTCATAGGCTGCAAAATGCAAGCTACCGGAATTGGATTTTTCCAAACTTGATGCCCGCAATTTTGACATTCTCTTGGCCATTCATTATTATGATATTTTGTGCCACATTGATGGCAGAAAGCGGGTATAGTCATATTCTCTCCTGGAATTTTATCATAATCGTAGCATAGTATTTAGAGTAAGTCAAACTTCATAAATTTTCAAAGCATAAATATCACATATAGAATTAACGCTTACGAGGAACAACCATAATGGCATCAAATATTGATCCAACCAAACCGCAAACTGGTATAGATCAACCAGTTAAAGTGATCCGAGACAATTTTGCGGCAGCTAAATCTGAGATTGAAGATCTTCAAAATAAAGCACCATTCAAATCATCAGTTAGTGGAATACCAGTTTTCCCTGAATTTACAACTGCTGAAATTTTAGCCGTCGCCCCAAATACAGTCAAAGGCGGAATGTGCTTTTCTTCTAATGCTAATACTTTAGTTTGGAGCAATGGGACTAACTGGATAAGAATAGACAATGGGAATGTACTATATAATGTTTAATCCACTTTTAAATGACGATCCGTCATCACTATCTGACCAACAGTTAGAAGATAAAATTGTTAAAATTAACAAGCAATTGAGTCACGCATACGTAACTCAATCATCTGCCGCAATTGCACAATTTAAAAATTTACTTATGATCTACGTATCTGAACAATCTGAACGAATGGAAGTTCAAATGTTTAAGGAAATATACGAAACGGATTCAGTTGTCACATTGACGGTTGACGATCCAGTTGAAGAAGAAAAGGTTGAAAGTAAACCAAAGGTTGAAGAGCGAGAAGGCGGAAAATTGAGCCTATTTAGAAAAATAATGAGCGAGCAACAGGATAAAAAATAAGTTGATTTAGCTGGCTGATTATTGTATATTTTTAATATGAAACAGCTTAATGGACGATATGTGACTGATACGGGAAAGGTCATCTTAAAAGAAGATGGCATTGAGCGGTTGATTATTGATCAGCAGCTTACGTCTGATATTACCGTTGAGCGAACATATGAGACAGAATTGTTTCAAGAACATCTAAAAAAAATCTCTACAATTAATGTTGATTTTTATCAAGCTGATACTGATAATAGAAATGAATTTGAATGGAATACTCCTGAACCTTTCAAAAGTATGGATGTCGAAGCATACGTATTTGGACTGTGTAAAACTCGCGAGGAAGATGAGCGAGTAGCACTAGAACTTAGTATGTTTAGTGAACGAAATTTATATCCATTGATTAGGCACATTATTTTTCTAGTAGATCATTTTAGAAAAAATGATATTTTTTGGGGTGTTGGTCGAGGCTCGAGCGTAAGTTCATATGTTTTATTCCTGATAGGAATTCATAAGATTGATAGTATTAAATATGGTTTATCCATAGAAGATTTTTTAAAGTGAGGATATTATAATGTTTCATAAAAGCCAAAAAGGTCGAGTCGTCAATTTTGACGAATTGGTGCATAAAAACGCCAAAACTATTGCAGTTGGTAATGCTAATTTGAATGCAAGAGGTGATTTGGTCGGCCGAGCCGGCCAGGTAGTTGAATCTGCCGAACATCGAGCTGCGGCCACTACCGTTGTAAGTTCATCATCTAAAGCATCAATTCAAAGCGAAATTGCAGCATTAAAGGCAGCTAGAAGCGGATGGACGAATGAATCTATTCCAGATGCTGTGGATAATGAATCATCTGAAACTGATGAAGAGACATCATCTAAATCAGCTGTCGAAGAATCTAAAACTCCCGAAGCACCAAAAAAAGCTCGTAAGATTACGGAGTCTGAATAATGAGTTCAAATGAATATTCCTATCATACTAATGCTTCTGACATTGAAGCGATATGTGATCACATTTTAATCGATGGACTTGAAACTTTTTCTGAACGTGTCGTAAATGGGCTAATAATACCCAATGAAGATCAGACAGAACGTGGAATTCGACCAAGATGGGCTCGTATTTTTAAAGTTGGTCCAGATCAAGATTCAGTAAAGCCTGGTGATTGGGTTATGGTTAAGCACGGTAGCTGGACTAGAGGAACGTTGATCAATGGTAAAATTTATCGACGTATAGACCCTAAGGAGATATACTTAGTATCTGATGAACAGCCAGAAGGCGTGACAATTTAAGAAAGAAAAAAATAATGGCATTGAATGATCTTTGGGTTGAAGCGTATCGGCCCCGAACTGTTGATGACTACGTTTGGTGCGATGCTAAACAGAAAGAACAAGTCAAGGAATGGATAAACCGTGGAGCGATCCCGCATATCCTTCTTTCTGGTGCGGCTGGTACTGGTAAGACCAGCCTAGCAAAAGTAATCTTTAATGAATTAAATGTTGAATCTGCGGACATATTATATGTAAACGCATCAGAAGAAACTGGTGTTGATAATATGAGAGACAAGATAATCAACTTTGTAAAGACAATGAGTTTTAGTGGTGAATATCGCTATGTGTTGCTTGACGAAGCTGATTATTTGTCCAAGAATGCTCAGGCTATTCTTAGAAATGCAATGGAAACTTATTCCAATGTTGCGAGATTCGTCCTGACTTGCAATTATCCACATAAAATCATCGATGCTATTCACAGTCGCTGTCAAGGATTTAGTATTAAGACCCTTGATAAGGATGATTACAAATATCGAATACTTCAAATCCTTGCTACTGAAGAAATTGCTGGTGATGAAGAAACTATTGATACGTATATTTCTGCATATTATCCAGATTTGCGAAAAACTATCAATGCTATTCAGCAAAATTCAACAACTGGGACTTTACTTCCACCATCGTCATCTGAATCCTCGAATAATGATGTGTATTTGACAATGATTGAGTGTTTTAAGAAAAAATCGCTTAGTGAAGCTCGTAAGTTACTAATTGGAAACTTGCAGCCAGAAGAGATTGAAAATCTCTACATTTTTATGTATCAGAATTTAGAGATTTTCGGCGGCCCCACTCAGCAAGAAGATGCTATTTTGGTGATCAAACAAGCCTTAGTAGATCATACAATTGTCGCAGATCCAGAAATTAATTTAGCCGCGGCATTGGTTCGCTTAGGAAGGCTTGGTCAAGAATGAAAGTAGAATTATACTTAGTAATTAATCATTTTCTTGAAAATGATTCGGCGGTTGAGAGTAGTGCAGTTATGACAAAATTGTCTAAAAAGCATCAATCAAAAGCTTCGATTATTATTGACATTTTAGCACAATCTGTATTAAAGAATGACAGTGGTTATGATGATGAGGAAAAACTTCTTGACCATTATTATTCAAAATATAAAGAGCCAATTGCTGAATCATTAGCTACGTTGGTTATGCAGGCTGAGCGTTATCCTTATATCGCAAAGCAACTGGAGAAATATAGTGAACAAAATATTACTCACTGACATTGACGATGCTGCCGTTGTTTGGTCCAAGCATTTTCGTAAGCATTTTAGAGAGACACACGGTCATAAAGCATCAGCTTATGCAGCCAGTGAGACTACAGCATTTGGTCATATTCCAATTCCAGAACTTGAAAAATATATTGTAGATTTCAACCAATCTGAACACTTTGAAAATTTAAAGCCTAAAGCAGATGCTTGTAAAATTTTGCCTAAATTGAAATCTGAAGGGTGGACAATTATAGGCATTACTGCCTGCGGGCGAGATCAAAAAACTGCTGAACTTCGTTGGAATAATTTGAATAAAATGTTCGGCGAAGGCACATTTTCTGATGTGCGTTTTATTAATTGGTATGAATGTAAGTCAGAGCATTTAAAAGATTTTAATAATTGCCCATTTGTGGATGATAATATAAAACACGCCGAAACAGCTCAAAAGATGGGCCACCAAGCTATGATTATTCATAGAAGCTATAGAAAGATGTTCAAGCATCCTACAATACCGGTAGTTTCAGATTGGAACGAAATTTACGAGAAGATTACCAAATGATAAAAGTCACGTCATCGATATCCTATCCGAGTAAGACAGTCCCTGGCAGAAATCAATCTACCTACTTGTCAACGCCGATCCCTGATCCAACTCCAAGCAAAGTAATTAAGGTATTGCAAGAACACTTTAATTCATTACAGCATCACTTAAAAATTAGTGATTTGGATGGGTTAAAATTTTCTGTAGTTATTGAATAATTTTTTACCTTTATCTACTACATCATATGAGCAAAAACTTATAAATATTGGTGTAGAACGCTTTTGCTTCCTATTATTTATAGAAAAATAATTTAAGGAGCGAAGCAAGTGGCTAAAAGAAGTCAAAAACAACGCGCAAGCGCACAACAAGCTAATAATCGTGGTTCACGTAAAAATAATATCGTGAATATGAGCGATTATGCCTCTAATCTTCCACAACGCTCACGTAAGAGCAAAGTAGAAGTTGTCCCAAAAAATGTCCACCAAGAAGATTATCTTTATGCTATTGAGGATTTCCCAGTAGTATTTGGTGTTGGCCCAGCGGGTACAGGTAAAACATTGTTGGCCACATTAAAAGCCATAGAAGCATTAAAGAATGGAGAAATTGAACGTATTGTAATAACCCGCCCAGCAGTTTCAGTTGATGAACAACACGGATTCCTTCCAGGTTCATTGATTGAAAAAATGGCACCTTGGACTCGTCCAATTTTTGACGTGTTTGAAGAATACTATAATCCAAAGCAAATTGAAGCAATGATTGAAGAAAACGTCATTGAAGTTGCTCCATTAGCTTATATGCGCGGCAGAACTTTCCACAACTGCTTCGTTATTGCTGACGAAATTCAGCTAACTACACCAAACCAAATGAAAATGCTTTTGACTCGTTTGGGTCAAAACTCAACGATGGTTTTAACTGGAGACCTCGAGCAGGCTGACCGCACTGATGATAACGGCTTGCGTGACTTTTTGGCCAAAGTTGAAAGCACAAGACCTGATAATATTGAAGTTATTCGCTTCGATCAGACCGACATTGAACGTTCTGAAGTTGTTGAAGAAGTTTTGAAAATTTACAACAAATAAGGTCTTATTGATATGAAAAGAAATCAAGGAGTAGCGAAGCTAAAACTAAAGCACAGCTACTTCTTGATTTTCGACTCATGTTGTGTTATGGTATGTCCAGCAACAAGGAAAAAGGCCCCTTTAGATGAACAAAGAATCTCTATTAGAACGATTGGAATCAACAGTTTCATTCAGTTTTATCAAAAAAGACGGAACTCTGAGAGTAGTTGAAAAAGCTACTACTAATTTAGACCTCATTCCTGAATCAGACCGACCTTCAGGAAAGCGAGATCAAACTAAGAAACGTGAAAACAATCCAAATTTGATTTCATTTTATGATTTCGGAGTCAAAGCTTGGCGATCTTGCCAAGCTGACCAATTGGTTGAGATTATAGACTGATTAAGTCAATCTGGTGAAATCATTCTGGCCATAATTGATTGTGGTTACGAGGGGCATCACGACGCACTGATAACGCGGCATTCTTGGTTCGAATCCAAGGATTGACTTATCACTTTATGACGTGCTATAAAGAAATATGAATTAACGGAAAGAGACCTACTTTTTATGACTGAACCTAAGATTACCCACAAAAAGCTTTCAGAGCGCGAACACATTATTAAGCGCCCAGCAATGTACATTGGTGCGGTCGACCTAACTAAGGTTGATGAATTCTTTCTTGATGGCGATAAGATGGTTTATTCAACAGTGGAATACGTTCCAGGGTTGATCAAAATTATCAACGAAATTATTGATAACTCAGTTGATGAAGCTATCAAAAATAATTTTAAGTTCAGTAATGAAATTTCAGTTAATATTACTGATACTGATGTCACTGTTAAGGATAACGGTACTGGTATTCCAGTGGTCAAAAACGCGGACGGGCATTATATTCCAGAACTTTGTTGGAATCACGCTCGAGCTGGATCAAACTTTGATGATGACGATAACCGAACTCAGATTGGTATGAACGGCGTTGGGTCGTTTGCCACGGCTTGTTTCTCCAAGGAATTTATTGGCAAGACTGACGATGGTAAAAATTCATACACTATCAAGATCAAGAACAATGCTGAATCATTTAAGGAATCAGTAGGTGCGACCAAGGCACAAGGTACTGCTGTTCAGTTTTATCCAGACCTTGAAAAATTTGGTCTAACAGTTATTGACGAGACACACAAGAATGTAATTAGACAGCGTTTGATTAATTTGTCTATGACCTTCCCAGATATTAATTTCAAGTTCAACGGGAAGAAAATTAACGTCAGCACATTTAAGAAATATGTCTCGCTTTTTAATGAAAGCTTTGAGCTTTATGAATCTGACGATTATCGATTTGCCGTTATCCCAAATTCTGATGACGATTTCAAGCAATTTTCCTATGTTAATGGTTTGAAGATTCCTGATGGTGGTACACACATTGACGTAATTACCAGCAACTTGGTCAATCGTATTCGCGATAAGCTTGTTAGGAAATATAAGACCATTAAGCCTGGCGATATTCGTAATAAGCTGATGGTGATTGCATTTTTAAAGAACGTTAAGAATCCAAAGTTTAATTCTCAAGCGAAGGAAAAAATCACTAACAGTGTTGCTGAAATTAACGCATATTTTGGTGACATTCCTTATGATTCAATTACTGCTAAGGTTTTGAAAAATTCAGATATTATGGACCCAATTGTTGAGGTTTATAAAATCAAGGAAGAACTCAAACGCCGGCAGGATATGAAAGAATTGGGCAAAGCCCCAAAGAAAATCAAGTCTGACAAATATTTGCCTCCTATTGAATCTAAAAACTATCTACTGCTCACCGAGGGGGCATCAGCAACTGGTGGTTTGATGCCAGCAATTGGGCGTAAGAATTGTGGATATTATGAACTCAAAGGTAAGCCGTTGAATGCTTATTCAGCAGATCAGAAAAAGTTTACGTCAAACAAAGAATTGTCAGAGCTTTATATGATTTTGAATAATGAGGATTATGATCAGATTATTTTCGCAACTGACCAGGATCTCGACGGCTTCCACATTCGTGGCCTATTGGTTGGCTTCTTTACCAAGTATTTGCCTGATTTTAAGGGCAAGATTGGTATCTTGAATACTCCAGTTATTGGTATTAAAAAAGCTGGAAAGTTGGTGCGGTGGAATTATTCGTTGCAAGACGAAGTAAAGTTGGCTGCTGGCGAAACTTCGAAATATTATAAGGGTCTGGGAAGCTGGAAAGAAAGTGATCTAAAACATATTATTCAAACTGATGGACTGAATAAAATGATTGATATCATTGACTTCGATGACGAAACTGTTATTGATGAATGGCTATCCGATGCGACTGTCGAGCAGCGCAAGGAATACATTATGAACAACGAATTCAATATTGCGTCTGCGTAAAGGAAATTTTAAATGACCATTAGTGTTAAACGATTTTTTAATGACGAATATGTCAATACTGCGTCATATGACAACCTTCGCAAGATTGCCTCGGTGGTGGATGGCCAAAAAAATGCTGGACGAAAGATTCTCCATACCATTTTAGAGAAGAACGTTAAGGATGAAATTAAGGTATCACAGCTTGGTTCTAAAGTTGCCGAGTTTACAGAATATCTACACGGTAGCCTTGATAATGTGATTGTGAACTTGGCCCAAAACTTCGTGGGTACCAACAATATTCCAATGTTGGTTCGAGAAGGCAACTTTGGTACCCGATTCACCCAGGAAGCTTCTGCTTCGCGTTACATTTACACTCACGGCTCTGCAGAATTCTTCAAATTGTTCAATAAACAAGATGGTGCAATCTTGCAGGATCAGTTTTTTGAGGGTACTAAAATTGAGCCCCGCTTTTTTGTTCCAGAATTACCGCTACTGTTGGTTAATGGATCAGAAGGCGTGTCATTTGGCTTTGCTCAAAAGATACTCCCAAGGTCGCCAAAGACTTTGATTAAGCTCATCAATGACCGCCTGGCTGGTAAAAAGTGGAAAGACAAAAATATTGTCCCATATTATGAAGGTTTTGGTGGCACTATTGAGCAAGGCGACTCAAACAATCAGTGGCTCATCAAAGGCGCTATTAAGCGTATTAGCATTACTAAAGTTGAAATTACTGAACTGCCGGTAGGATACGATCTTAGGGGTTATCTTGATGTGCTTGATACTTTGGAGGAAAAGAAACATATTCAGTCTTATACAGACAAGTCTGAAGACGATAAATTTAAATTTGAAGTAGTTTTTCAGTCTAAGATGCTTAAAGAAATGACCGATGACGAAGTATTGAGTCATTTGAAACTTATTAAGAAAGTTTCAGAAAATTACACCGTAGTTGACGAATTTAACAAGATACGAGTTTTCAATGACGTTGTAGAAATCCTCAACCATTATATTGATGTAAAGCTTGATTTCTTGAATAAGCGCAAATCATATATGCTTGGTAAACTTCAGTTAGATATTGATGTTGATCAAAGCAAATATCATTTTATTGAAGCAATTGTTAAGGGTAAACTTGTTGTCAACAATCGCAAAAAAGCTGACGTTGAAGCTGACTTGTCTAAGATGAAGAACATTATCACTGTTGAAGGTGGGTATGATTATTTGCTCAATATGAACATTATGTCTCTCACAACAGAACGTATGCAGCGTTTGGCAGATGCATTGAAAGATAAAAAGTCTGAATTGGCTACTTTGCAGAAAACTACAGTTAACGATATTTGGTCAGAGACTTTAGCTGGATTCAAGTTTTAAGGAAAACTGTTAAAATGATGACTAAGATACCACTTGACAGAAATAATCGTATGCTCAGGGCTGGCTTCGGAAAGCACGATGGTACGTGGTTCGTCAGGGTTGACATTTGGTTTTTCGGATTAAGGTTCAAGTTTTAAGGAACGATGGTATTATGCGATCTAATTATGATGTTTGCGAATTAGCTAAAAAGGTTAGAGCTGCGGCCGCCTCTACTATTCAAAATGAATCTTTGGTGGTTCAAAATAACGAACGCCGCGTCCGAGAAGCGACTGACATTATTAATCTTTGTAATATGATACTACAGGAAGAGCCATCAGCTCAAATAGGGTCACAGTGGGACCGGTAAAATGCCAAAAGCTATAATCCACGTTAATCGCCAACATATAGCGATGAATGCCAAAGACGGTAAAAACCGCCCAGTTTATACTATTAAGTTTGGCAATAAAACTCGCTATGCTCGTGAAGTTGAAATCCTTGGCCCATCAAGGATGGTCTACAACGGTGACCAGCTTTCGTGTGGCGCCCGAGCTTGGATTGAAACTGAATCGGAAATAAAGCTCATTGACGAAATGAGCTTTACTGAGGCGAGATCAAATGCTTAATTTGGTTAAAACTAGTAACCATTTTGGCCAACACGATTTCATAATTGATGAAATTTGTGACAAGACGCAGCTAATGGAGAGGTTGGCTAATATTAGGTGGCATAAACAGCCATCAATAGTCGATCGAGGTGATACAATTGAAATTCATTGCTTTACAAATTATGATAAAGTAAAATTAGAAGGGGAGTTTGCAAATGGGTAAAATTACAGTTGTCAAGGGTAACATTGTGTTAAGCCCGGAGACACATATTATCCACGGTTGTAATGCCCAAGGTAAGTTTCGTTCTGGCGTTGCTGGTGCTATCAGGGACCGATACCCAAATTGTTACCAAGCATATATGGATGAATATAATAAAAATGGTTTACAATTGGGTAATATTATAGTATATTCAGATCCTAAGACTGAAGTAACAATATACAATGCAATAACCCAAGAATTTTATGGTTACGATGGTAAGCGGTATGTGGATTATGGAGCCATCAAGACGGCTATGATACGTGCTGACGATCATTGTACCTCTGGCCGTCTCGCAATGCCAATGATTGGTGCAGGACTTGGCGGTGGAGACTGGAATACCATATCTGAAATTATTGAAGAGTGTGTCATTAACAATGAACCTGTAGTGTATGTGTTAGATTAAGTCTAATAAATAAGAAATTACTAAATACTTTTATGCAGGATTTCATTGAGGGATTAATCGTGAGCTCTGAAATATCAAAATTGTTAACTGAATCACATCAGCGATCAGAAGCTTACGAAACTTTGATTGAAGAATCAAACATTAGAAAATTAGGACCTGCTAATATGCAAGCTGTCCTCCTGCAAGTAGAAGATTTTTTAGATAACAATCACCTTTACGCTTACACGAATTGGTTTGAAGGTGAAGTTTATGACGGACCGGATTTAGAGAAATATTGGGTCAGAATAAAGCTCAAGTATGACTATAATTTAATGCCAGATCCAAAAGCTATTGAGCGTTTGGTTAATTTAGGTGTCAAAGTTAAGTATGAAGAAATTAAAGAGCAAACTGACGAAAAAGAAGAACATTTTTGGATTATAAGTCTACGTATTCCAAAAGCTTTGATTAATATAGACTAAAACAAAGGAGTGATAAATGATTTCTGAAGGTCTTCACGAAGATGATCTGGACGGTGTTCTTATACCTGTCATATCAATCGACGAGTACCACGGCAAGATTGATGACTTGTCAATGGTAATATCATTCTTTTTAACAGATCCAAGTGCTGCTAATGATCTGTCCTCTTTCATAGAAAGTGGCCCATATAATATTATGGATTCTGACGTTTCAAAATCTATCAATGAAGATGGATATTATCAAGTTTTTGTTGAAATGGAAAGAATTTCACACTTCTTTTATGATTTGCAAGATATCGTTAATGATTTAAAATCATTAATTGGTAATCAAAAATGGCTCTTTATGTCTCCCAAGACTAAAGGGAACGCAATTCCTTTCACGAAAGAAAATATCAAAAGATACGTGCAATATAAGCCTTCAGAAGAAGCCAAATCTGAACACGAGCAGTCTATGGATGAAGAAGTTATGGAATTTCTTTCTCATACTGATGTAAAAAATGTAAAATTGGGCAATGGTAAACTAATGGTTGAAGGCAAACATTCGTCCGCCACAACTGGATTTGTAACATTTTCTGATATGAAATTACTTTGCCATATTTTAGATTTACATCATAAGCCTATTAATGAATCAACAGAAACAAAAATGGCTGTCAAGAAATTGTCAGAAATCCTCGGACCAGATTGCCTAGTGGAAACTGCTGGACAATTTATTCTAGTCTCCTCATCAATTTATCCATCTAAGGTACTACTTCTAAAATAATTTGAACTTTCGGCTTGCTTATGCTAACTTGTAAAAGTTAGAAGGAACTAAGTTATGAATGATCAAGTTATTGTCTACCCACAATCCATACGCGACCTGTGCGGGATCGACACTGTGATCTTCACATATTCACGCGAAGTCGCCCAAAAACTTCGCTTGTTAATGGATGATGATTATCAAATTATTCATCACAATCTTTTGATTAACGATACTGATGAGCTAGAATGGGTACAAGATGCTTTGTATCATTCACACATTTTTATCGTAACTGAAAGCAAAATTCCATTCGTGGAGGGATATGCTCTTTGTTATGCAACTGAGCAAAATCCTGAGCTAGTGATTGGTATCAATTTAGATACAAGAATTGCAAATTTCCTATCAGCCGTTACGAAAAATGGCGTAGTGATGGTTAGCAATATTAAAGAAGTTGCTGATTTTATAGAGGCACAATAAATGAAAATAGACGCAGTTGACGATGAATCAGGCCAAGTTGGTTTTTATATCAAGCAGCTTTCTGATCTTTATGAAAAAATGGACACTGAAATTTCTAAATCAATTTCTGAAATTGAGAAGAAATATTCGGATGAAATTAATAATTTAAAACAAATTATTGAAAGTACGAAATCCTTACTATTATGAAAATAGAAACTTTATTATCGAGAGGGTCTGTACCAGACAGGATAACGTTGATTTCAACAGTTTCGAGTTGGTCAAAGCAACCATCTTGGAGACTGGCTGAATATAGAACTAATGTGGATTCTCCGTATATTGAAAATATTCCATATAGTTTGTTTGAATTATCGTCAAGGGGTGATAATTTAAAAGACGGCCGCGGCTTCTCACTAAGGTTGACTCAACCAAATTTAAGTATGTTGTTACTCAATGCAAGAATTCGAAATGGCCGAATAGCTGAACCTTGTCAATATTTGAAGCTAAATCATACAGCATTTTGGCTATTACCAATTAGGTTATTAAACAATGGTTAAATTGTATAATAGAGATAATATTTTTTCCGTTAATAAGATTAAAAATTCATCATTGATTGAATTGGATGATATTTGCTATTATCATTCAAAATTGGGGACCGATCCAAGTAATGATAACTATTTTATCACTACAACTGATAATAAACATTTTAGGTTAACTCAAGACAATTTAAACGTTTTAATAAAAACTGCTACATTTGATCAAGGTTATATTATTGGTCCACTATCTTGGCAAGAATATAAAAGAAAATCATTACTTTTACCAAGCGGTACACTGGATGCCAAGCCATTATCATATGGAGATATTGTTGAGCCTATTCTTTCATACCGGATGGAACCTAAAAAAATGATTTATCTTGGTATGAAGCATATAGTAGAATATTCTACTATGACGTACAAAAAAGTAAAAAAGGATCAGCATATTTTCATATCTCTCGATCGAGATATGTATAAAAAAATAGTTACTGAAAATATTATCAATTCAGCTTTTATTATATTAAAGAATGATAAGAAAATGGCTGATGAATTAAGTTCTGAATTGAATACTAATAATATAACTCAACGCCATCCTTGGAATGATCGATATGGCCGGCCATTTTATTTGGATGAATATCGAAAAACAAAGTTATTTTTAAAACTTATTCCAATTGATAACTTACAAAATATTATACCATCGACGAACATCAATGATGCCAGAATAGTAATCAAAAGTGGCGATCAATTTTTTGAAACAAAATATACGTCAATTAGAAATGGCACCTTAGCGGTCGGTACCATTCTTAGAGGAAATTTATTAAAAAATATAGAAATATTGGACATTGATGATTTTGTAGCAAATTTCAATTACTCGACAAGAAATACAAAGTATATAGAATCAAAAGAAATTGACTTTACTGTGCCATCAAGCTATCAATGTTATGTAATCGCATATGAAGTACACCAAAATGGAAAAGTTGTTGGAAGAAAATAAGCTCGATGTCGGTCACGGTGAGCCCTGGCCAGCAAATCTTTTGAGTAATATGTGGCCCCACCCGTTTGTGATGGGCAATATCCAATATACTTGTATGGAATCCTTCTTACAGAGTTTGAAATTCGAAAAAGAAGATGATGCTGAGCGAATAAGAAAATTGCCTAATTTTGAAGCCCGGAGAGAAGGCCAAAAAGGTAATGGATGGAAAAAGACACAAAAGCTTTATTGGGATGGTATAGAAATAGACCGCCAAAGCAGTTTATATTATGACATTGTTTATTGTGCTTTTGAACATATGTGTGATCAAAATTTTCTATTCCGGGTAGCATTAAAATTAACTGGTGAAAAGCAATTGGATCATTCAATTGGTGTAGACGATCCTACTAATACAATTTTAACTCGGCAGGATTTTTCAAACTTTCTGCACAAACTGAGAGAAGGTCAAAAAATGACAACTAATACACAATGGAAAGCTGATTATGAAAATCTAATACAAGATTGTGTGGCTTTAGATACTGAAACAACAAACATTGATGTCAAGGAAGCGGAAATATTACAGCTGGCATATACTGCTGATTTTCACGGTGATCCGGAAAACATATTATATCGTTCAGTTAAACCAATCCCACCAGAAGCATCCGCCGTCCACCACATTTCAAACAGGATGATTAGAGGTCTACCAACTTTTGGCCAAAATACCAGTCCGGTAGAAGCTCTTGTGAATAAAAATGCTCGATTCTATATCGCCCACAATGCAGACTATGACAAGCAAGTTTTGATCAACAGTTGCAAAAGGGACGGTTTGGATACAGAAGCGGCACATTTCGAGAATACTCAGTGGATTTGCACTTGGCGCTTGGCAAAGGCAATTTTAGGTGTTGACTATACTAAATTGCAATACAATTTAAGCTATCTACGTTATGCACTTGATTTAGACGTTCCGGATAATCTTCCAGCGCACGATGGCCGAGCAGATGTTATCGTGTGTGCGAAGCTTTTTGAGATGTTGGTTGAACTTGCAGTAATGGATAAGAAAATATACCCAGACCAAGATCTTGGTGAGCAGCTTTATAATCTATGCTGGGCACCCAAGAAGGTTGAAACTTGGCCATTTGGTAAGTATAAAGGTCAAAAACTTGATGCTATACCTACCGACTTTTATATGTGGGCAATTGAAAACCTTGACAGCTTGAAAGAAGATAATGAACGATATGATTTGGACCTTGCTACTTCCGTTGCAAGAGTCTTAGAAGCTCGTATCTAAAATTAACTACTAAAATAATAAATATCCTTGTAATTCGATTACGAGGATATTTTTATGTTTGGCATTCCTTGGTCTTATGTTGGTATTTTTATTGCTTTAGTGGGAGTAATTGCGACAGGATATTTTGCAGTTCAGCATTATAATTCAGTAGTTGCTGAAAATGTAAAGTTGGAGTCAGATTTAAAGTCTGAAAAAGCTAAGAATGAGCAGCTTCAAAAAAATTATGAAGCAATAGTTGATACCGTTAATAAAAATGACCAATCAACCCAGACTATAATTGAGCGTACTAACACGATTGAAAAGCAAATTAGGGCCGCACCAGTTACTACAAACTGTGTCTCCAGCCCAGCTTTAACAATAGCTTTGGATAGATTGAAGGAAAATTATCAACCTACTCAAACACCAACTGACACATCTAAAACTATTCCAGCGGACTCGAAATAAAGGAGAAAGAAAATGAAAAAAATATTTTTTACTTTAGTTCTTTTACCGTTGGCTGGTTGCGCCGCGATGCAATCGCATCCACAGACAAGAATTACGTATCCAGATTCTCTATTCAAATGTATGGATAAGCCGGACCCAAACCTAGTTCAAACTGATAATGATTTAGGTGTTTTGATTACTAGACAGGACGCAGTTATTGACGACTGTAAAGCTCGATTAGCCAATGTTGGTGAATTAATTAGAGCAAATCAACCAAAAGACGATAAGCAGAAAAAATAATGAATCCATATGAAATACTTGGCGTATCATCAAATGCGGACCAGAATGAAATAAAATCAGCTTGGAAAAAATTAGCCGTCAAATATCATCCTGACAGAAACGCTGACCCATCAGCCGTTGGCAAATTGCAAGAGATTAACCAAGCATATGAGCTGATCAAAACGCCAGAAAAAAGACAAATGTATGATCAAGGATCAAAAAATCAGCAAGGATTTGCTGGTTTTGATAATTCAGATTTCATATATCAACATTTTGCAGATATCTTCAAAAGAGCCCAAGCTACTAAATCATTCAATATAAATGTCGAAGTTACCATTGACGAAGTAGCTACTGGAAAAAGAATATCAAATACTATCAATTTGGATGGTGAAGAAATTGAATTAGATTTTGCCATACCAGCAGGTGTGCCAGATGGGGCTAGATTCAATGTTAAACAGCTTAAATCCAAAATGGGCTTCGATGTCACAATTAGCGTGACAGTCATAACTCGGCAGGAAATGACAAGACAACGCCACGGAAATGATGTATTAATATTACAAAATATATCTGCCTTTGATGCTATCTTGGGCACTGAAGTAGAAATTGAGCCAATTTCTGGTCATAAACTCAAACTTAAGATTCCAAAAGGAACCCAACCAGATACTAAATTAATTATGCGCGGCGCCGGCCTTCCAGTTTTTAATAGTGACAGAAAAGGTAATGTGGTCGCAATAATTAAAATATCAATCCCGACCGATTTAGATGAAAATCAGCTTGATCTTTTGGACAAAATGCGTTAAAAGAACTGATGAAGCTTTTAAATGAGAATGATCCTTTTTTAAAGATTCCAGTGGATGAATTAGACGTGTCTAATTTACCTAATGATTTCAGTGACATTGTTTCTGAAATGTGTCACACTATGATAGAGAATGCCGCTATAGGATTAGCAGCAAATCAAGTAGGAATTCCTTGGAGAGTTTTTGTTATACAAACCATATCTGGAATTCAAGTTTGTATAAATCCTAAAATAATTGAAAGTTCTAATGTATTGCCAAATCCAGAAGGCTGTTTAAGTTTTCCTGGACTAAAATTAATAGTACATCGTCCTAACATAATCAAAGTTGAATATTTTGATTCTAACTTAAATCGCGTAACTGATATGTTATATGGCATTGACGCAGTGTGCTTTTGTCACGAATTAGACCATCTAGATGGGATCACGTTTGACCAACGTGTTTCAAAATTCCAATTCAAAAATGCTTTGAAAAAAAGAAAATCCAAAACCGTAATTGACTAACCATTCAAACTCATATACTATTGAGATAGTTTAAAAATGAAGGGACTTATACCTAATGTCTGAACACAACCAGCCAGTTTTGCAAAATTTAATCAAGGTTGCATTTGAGCTTGCTCGAACGAATAAAGACGAATATGTAACAGTTGACCATTTGGCTATTGCCGTTTTGGAAAATGAAACTATTACAAAAGTTATGGAAAGGTTGAATGTCAAAACATCTGACATTATCGAGGCAATTCAAACACATTGGTCTAATAGCAAGTTGGTTGCAGAATATCGTGAAACTAACCAACCAATCCCAAATCCTACCCCTACTCGAAATTTTGACTTGGTAGTCCAGCGAGCCGTGCAGCAGGCAACAATGGCAGATCGCCGAATTGTTGAAGTACACCACGTAATGGCATCTATCCTTCAGGAAAGTGCTGAAAAGAGTCTAGTTGTTCACGTTTTGGAATCAAATAATATCGATCGAACTGCATTCCTTAATGCCCTGAAGCGCGATGTTGATAAGACTAAGAGTTATGTTGATCCGGCAACCGGTGCTGTGAAGTCACAAAATAGTTCAGCATTGGCCCAATATGCTGTTAATTTCAACCAGAGAGCCAAGGATGGAAAAATTGATCCATTGATTGGTCGAAAGTATGAAATTGAACGTACTATTCAGATCCTCCAGCGCCGCCGCAAGAACAACGTAGTGTATGTTGGTGATGCAGGTACTGGTAAGACTGTTTTGGCAGAAGGCCTTGCGTTGAAAATCGTCAATGGCGAAGTACCAGAAAAGATCAAATCTGCGGTAATTTATGCGCTTGATATGGGTGCATTGATGGCTGGTACCAAATATCGTGGTGATATGGAAGAGCGTCTCAAGGATATTCTCAAGGAACTCAATGAGATTCGTGAAGAAGAAGGCATTCAGCCAATCCTGTTTATTGACGAAATTCACACTATTATCGGCGCTGGCCAGGTATCTGGCGGATCAATGGATGTTAGTAATTTGCTCAAGCCTGCTCTGGCGCGCGGCGAATTGTCTTGTATTGGTTCGACCACTTATGAAGAATATGAAAAGCATTTTGCAAAGGATGTGGCTCTTCGTCGGCGCTTCCAGAAACTTGATGTCAGCGAACCTTCAATCCAGGAAACTATTGAAATCCTGAACGGGCTGAAAGATTCTTATGAGAAGCATCACGGCGTTACATATACGGATGCAGCAATCCGTGCCGCAGCAACTTTAAGTGCAAAATATCAAATTGCCCAGCGCTTGCCCGATAAGGCTATTGACTTGATTGACGAATCTGGTGCTCGACTGGCACTGGTGGACGACGATCAGTCAAAGGTTGTGGATGAACCACTTATTCGTGAAATCTTATCAGCAATTACTGGTGTTCCTATCAAGGAAACTGATGAAGATGAAGCTGATAAGCTTCAGAATTTGTCATCCGATATTAAAACGATGGTTTATGGTCAGGATACCGCAGTTGACAGACTTGTGAGATCGATTATGATATCAAGAGCAGGTCTGCGTGAAGAAGATAAGACTTCTGGATCTTATGTCTTTACTGGCCCAACTGGTACTGGTAAGACTGAAGTCTGCAAGCAATTGGCTAAAATTCTTGGCATCCCATTCGTCAAATTTGATATGAGTGAGTATATGGAAAAGCATTCAGTCTCGCAATTGATTGGTGCTCCTCCAGGATACGTTGGCCACGATGATGGTCAGGGCAAGCTCATTGAAGCAATTGATCGAAATCCACACTGTGTATTGTTGCTTGATGAAATTGAAAAGGCTCATCCAGATCTCTACAATATTTTGCTACAGATTATGGATGGCGCCCGCCTGACCAGCACGAAGGGCAAAACAGTAGACTTCAAGAATGTTATCTTGATTATGACTACAAATGCTGGTTCAGCTGCTTCTGAAAAGCACGGCTTCGGGTTTGGATCTGCCGAATCTAAAGGCCAGGAAGAGATTGATGAAGCAACCAAGAAGCTGTTTACGCCAGAATTACGTAACCGACTTGATGGTATTATCCCATTCAGCAAGCTTACACCAGATGTCATTACATCAATTGTTGGCAAGTTTATTTCACAGCTTCAGCTTATGCTTGATACTAAGAACATTGTCATCAAACTTTCTGATGCAGCGTTAGCTAAATTGGCTAAGGATGGTTATGATGACAAGATGGGTGCTCGACCAATGGCCCGCTTGATTGATGAAGTGATTAAAACTCCGCTGGCTCCAGAAATCCTATTCGGATCGTTGAAGAAGGGTGGACACGTTGATGTTGATGTGCTTGACGGTGAATTTAAACTTACATTCACTGCACCAACTTCAGAAACTGAAGTGCTTCTACTCACCAATGAACAACAAATAGATTGATGGTGTTGACACAGTTTAGCTTTTTTGTTAAAAGATGAATATGGAAAACGAAATGGAGAAGAACGTGACGAGCGAATATGAAATTGGCATTAACGATTCCAATGTTCAGATTATGAAGTCTGGCTATCGGGAATATCTTACGCCAAAGACAAAAAAGCCAATTTACCAGATTGGTATCATCGCTAAGATTGTAACTTCTTCACGTCGTTATGGTCGCGCGCAGGATTTGTATGTTAGCTTTTGGGCCACCCTTGGCCCAAATAGCGACAATTTGGTTTTTGAAAAGGTAGGAATTCCTTCCTACAAGGCAAATTCAAAGATGAAATCCTTCAGCAAGAAGTTTCCAAAGGAAAATATTGGTGAACTTGTTGCTTTGCGTGGAGTGGATATTAATGAATATTTCAGTGCTTATCATTCATATTTGATTATCACTGATTGGTATTCGGAACAGACGGAGAAACTTTACTAATGCCGCAGTTTTATATGTTGGTTGGCGCCCCAGGTTCTGGTAAGTCAACTTGGACCAGGAATTTTCTTGCTAAAACTGATGATGATTACGTAGTAATTTCGTCAGACGACATTATTGTGGAATGGGGAAAGCTTCTCGATCCGAATATGACATATACTGATGCATTCCGTAAGGTGGATATGAAAAAAGTTCAAGCTGAACTTAATTCCCGCCTTATGGCTGCAATTGCTGATATGAAAAATATCATTTGGGATCAGACTAATTTGACGGCCAAATCTCGTCGAGGTCGAGTTTCACGTATTCCTAAAATTTATCGAAAGACTTGTGTTGTGTTTAATATTGAACACGACGAGTTGTTTCGTCGACTTGAAAAGCGAGCTAAGGAAGAAGGTAAGTTCATCCCTAAAAAAGTTATTGATGATATGATCAAAACTTTTGAGCCGCCTGTTGAAAGCGAAGGATTTGATAAAATCATTCAGGTATGAATAAGGTTCAAGTAAAAAAAGATTCGTATAGCCTATATCTCAAAGTTGATCAAAAAGTATATAGGCCTATACAAACAGACGAAACTATAGAAAAATTTGGACACATATTGCCGGCGATAACATTAACTCGATTTCGTGAAGGTAAATATGTTATTGTAAGAGAATTAAGTGATGGCGTAGCTTCTGTTAGATTGGAAGGTAGCCAGAATAAGGAAAAGTGGTATTTTCATGGCGAAGGAAGAAGCACAAAACAGTGGAAGCCTTGTAGAAGAGAATTTGGCTCTTAAGGAATCATTGTATAAAACTATCGCTGTCCTTGAGGACTGCCGTAAATTTATGGCAGTCTCTCGTCACTCTCTGAACACTAATGTTGAAATTTCTGAAGCACTGTTATCATTTATGATAGCAAGACTTGATCCTATTTTAAATAACCTTTATAGCAATACGCCTGATTATGCTTTTGTTAATGCAGTATTGGCAAAGCTTCAAAATCCAAATAACTATGACGACAGTGTTATCGATTTCGTTGAAATATTTGATGAAAATGGTAACTTAATAGCGTCATCTTTAGATGAAAGTCCCGAATAATGGCATTTAATTTTGCTCAAATTAAAGAATCATTAGCAAATGGTGATCATAATAGAAGTATAAAAGAACAAGCTTGGATTAAGCTTTTCGGTGACCGAAAAGCTTTTCAGTCATCAATAATGTCACCCAAGCCCAAAATCCCAAATTCTTGGCTTCCAGAGCAATATTTGGAATACCATAAAGAATATGGATTAACCAAACTTCGAGCATTAGATGATTGGGCAAATCCAGATGATGCATATAAACATTATAAGGCAAGATTGACTTCATCATATGGTGCCTCAAATAATGATTCTCCTGATGAGGACCAATTAGGACTAATAAATTATGTCGATTTTTGTAATGATATCAATCGTCTAACAAACGAGATGAAAGATGATATGATTGATTTTGGCGTACCAGCATTGCAAGCATATATTGGTGCCTATACTACAATGTTTTTTGTGTTAAAAAGATTTAGAAAACAGTTTTATTCAACTCTTTACACATTTGAAGAGAATGTTGAAAATACGATCTATCAAAAATCACCATTGCGTCATTTGTTACTATTTCTAATCGAACGACGTTTGAATAGGCTAATACCAGATTCTAATACATTCAAGTTTGGTAAGGAATATTTTCAAACATTTGAATATCGAAAAGAATCTGGTGATGCGATTTATGATTATTTGATTGATAATTACACATCTGATATGATTGCTTGTAAATTTTTGTTCTAAGAATTATTCCGATTTGGTCCAGGTGGATGGGCACAGGATTCTAAACCCTAGGAGACCGGTTCGATCCCGGTAATCGGAGCCAAAGGCATTTACTGATTGACTTTTCGGTCTTGAAAGTGTAAATAGATATGAATAGCAGCAGATGCTATCAATTCAAAATATACAAGGGAGTCTTGTAATATGACATACAAAAAAATTATCGATTTCGAATTCCTTCCTGACGACATTGAAGACCTGTATAATGGCAAAGTCCACGATGGCCAGTATGATGTGCTGGTATTCATTGGGCGATTTTCTCCTTTTCACAAAGGTCACAAGGCAGTCGTCGATGTGGCCCTCAAGAAGGCTAAGAAGGTTATTATCCTGGTTGGATCATCCTTCCGTTCGCGCACTGAACGTAACCCATTTAATTTCCAAGAACGCCAAAAAATGATCAATGCTTCGTTCACTGATCAAGAAAATGAAAAAATTGTGATTCTCCCTATTCGCGATATGACTTATCGTGACCATAAATGGATTTCACAAGTTCAGGAAGCTGTTAAGGAAGAAATCCTCAACACTGCAAATGAAGGAACTGGATCGTTTCGTCCTAACGGAACCCAGGATGTTAAAGTTGGGCTCATCGGCTGTGAAAAAGATCACACTTCATATTATCTAAAGAAATTCCCAATGTGGGGCTCGGTTGGCGTCAAGTTCGTCAACCCACTCAATGCTACTGACATCCGTCGAGCATATTTTGCAGGCGGTGAAGCTTGGGCTAATGTGAAAATTCTCCAGCATCTACCTGATGGGGTTGTTAATTTTCTCGACCATTTTGCTCACAGTTTTGATTATGAATATGTTCAAAATGAAATGGCCTTTAATCGAAAAAATAAAGCGGCCTGGGCAAACGCACCGTATGCACCAACATTTAATGCTGCTGATAGTGTTATCATCCAGAGTGGTCATATTTTGCTCGTTACTCGTCGTAGCCACCCAGGCAAGGGACTGTTGGCTCTTCCAGGCGGATATTTGAATCAAGAAGAAACTTTGCTTGATTGTGCGCTTCGCGAGCTTCGAGAAGAAACCAAGATCAAGGTTCCGGAAAAGGTTCTTCGTGGTAGTATGGTTTATGATCGAAATTTCGATGATCCTTATCGTTCAGATCGAGGTCGGATGATCACGCAGGCATTTTTGTTTCAACTTGAAGATATGGATGAACTTCCAAAAGTCAAAGGATCTGATGATGCTGAAAAGGCAAAGTGGTATCCAATTGCGTTCCTTAATGAGGAAGACTTCTTTGAAGATCATTACCACATCATCCAAGTTATGTTGGGGCATATGAAATGAGGGATTATAAAGTAAATTCAGAAATGACTTGGTGCCTTTGGTTGGATGAACATTCAGAGCCACCACTTAATACTCCAATTTGGATGCTATGTGAAGAGGATACTTGTGATCCGACCCTATATCCATCTATTTTTCGAGTAATGATACACGAATATGACGATACTAGCGGAATGACACTGCGCTCGATTGAAAAGGGTAAAATGTGGAAGTTTCGCTTATTGGATTTTGATCCAGAGCACGAAGATGAGTTCTTAAATCCAAATATGTGGACGTTTATCGCTTGGCGCGAAATGACAGATCACGCCGGAACGTATGATAACTTTATGAAAGAACATAACAGAGAATTTCATCAAAATTGGAGTATTGATTGATGGATATTTTACAGCAAATTTTTGAAGTAGTTAATAAGCGTCAACCGCTTTACCAAGAGCGTTACACGCACCGCCGAGTAACTAAGCTTAGTGAAGAAACTGGCGAGGTTAGTGAAGCGTTTCTTAGTGTAACGAGTGAGTCAAATGGTAAAAATAAAACCTTCGAGGACGTTCGTGAAGAAGCAGTGGACTCTGCAATTGTGGCACTTGATATTGCTCTTACTAAATTCCCAGGCGAAGAAGATTGGGATGATGAGCAGCTTTATACAGCAGTTGAAGATATGATTGCTAAAAAGCTTAAAAAATGGAAGAAAAAACTGAAAGATAAAACCGATATTATGTAATATCGGTTGACTTCTCTCAACCAACATAGTATATATGACAACATAAGGCAGCTAAAAAGATTAGCAGCTAAAATATTGATAAGGAGTTTATCAAAATGAATATTAAAGATTATTTTGCACCTAAGAGCACTGACGTTGAATACGTCCAGGAAGATCAGCTCAAAATTTCCCTCATTTGCCGAATTGATAGTTACAAATTCAGTCACCCGTTTGCTTACCCTAAAGGTATTCAGGCAATGACTTCATATGGTGAAGCCCGAATTAAGGGTTCTGAAATTGTTGTTCCTTTTGGTATGCAGCTTCTTGTCAAGCGCTACCTTAGCGAAACTATTACTGCTGAAGATGTTGAAGCAGCCGAAGCTTTCGCACTCGCACACTTTGGACGCCCACTCTTCCATAAAGAAGGTTGGATGAAGGTTGTTAATGTTTACAATGGTAAACTTCCCCTTATTATTCGAGCAGTCAAGGAAGGCACTGTAATGCACGGTAGCCAGCCCATCTACACTGTCACGGTGTTTGATGAAGATCTTTACTGGATGAGTGCTGGTTTTGAAACTATGATCCAGCGCGGCATTTGGTATCCTACTACTATTGCTACTTTTGATTATGTCACTAAGCAAGAAATCATCAAGCGATACAAAGCAACTGGTGCAAATCTTGACTTAGTACCGTTTGCACTTCACGACTTCGGTGGCCGCGGTGTTTCGAGTGGTGAAACTGCTGAAATCGGCGGCGCTGCCCACTTGGTTAATTTTATGGGCTCGGACACAGTTGAAGGTATTCTTACTGCCAATTTCTACTACAAATGCGATATGGCCGGCTTCTCGGTTTATGCAACTGAGCATAGCATTCAGTGTTCGTTTGGCCCAACTCGAGATAATGCAATTGATTATCTTCGCACACAGATCCGCAATGCAACTCCTGGCTCAATTTTCAGCGTTGTTATTGATGGATATGATGTCTTCCGAGAAGCTGAAATCCTTTGCACTGAATTGAAGGACGAAATCATCGCATCAGGAGCCAAGGTTGTGTTCCGCCCAGATAGTGGTGATATGATGGAGATTGTTCCTGCACTTCTCAAAATGCAGGAAGACCATTTTGGTGTTACGCTCACCGAAACTGGACACAAGCGTATTAATTACGTTGGTATGATTCAAGGTGATGGTATCTCACATACTACACTTATTGAGCTCCTTGATAAGGTAATTGAGCTTGGCTACAGCGCCGACGTTATTATATTCGGTTCAGGTGGAGCATTGCTCCAAAAAGTTAACCGTGATACACTCAAGTTTGCACAAAAGGCTTGTTCAATTCTTATTGACGGCGAATGGAAAGGTATTGCTAAGGATCCTATCACTGATCAGGGTAAGAAGTCAAAAGAAGGTATTTTGACCCTCGCCCGCAACCTTGCCACTGGAGAACTCGAAACCCTCCGCATTGATGATGGTTTCCCTGAAGGTTACGAGGACGCGCATTTCCTTGTTTACTACCTCGGTAAGCTCTTTAATGAAATCACACTTGCAGAAGTTCGTGAAAACGCTGCATAATATGAAATAAACGGTGAAATGAAAGCGACCTTTGGTCGCTTTCATCATTTCTATAATAAATATAACATAATAAAGATATCTTTAGGACCTTTGAATATGCTTCAATATAATGTAACAATTACTGGCGCTGTGGATCCAGATCGTGACGAAAAGTTAGCTGGAACATTAGGTATGCCAACAACATATGCTGGATCAAAAGATATTGCCCGCTCTAATATGCGCTTTCACGCAATTATCGATCAACTTGGTTATTGGGGTCCAGTATTTAAAATTACAGACATAGTAGTTACTGGTCGAACTCAAAACTCAGCCGCTACATCAATCTCCTTTTCATTAGAATATTATCGTGACCGTCCTTCATATTTGAAGATTGAAGACTCATCAAATCCAGGCACCTATCTTGAAGGTGCTGATGCCGTGAAGCGTATGATAGCTTTAGCAATTTCCAAAGACTACAACCAAAATTATTCATTCTGGGATCCAACAGTTAGAGTTACACGCACCAACACTAACACAACTAGTGAAACAACCCCACCGCGCGGATGGGCATACGAACAAGTAGATGCTACTAAACTTTATGCAAATATTGCAGCAGCGGAAGCGGCTATCACGGTTACTGAAAATTAAAAATTGACATAAAACTCTCCTTAGCATAATATCCTGGTATAACCCAATACCAGGATATTTTAATGAAAATCGAAGACTCAATCAAATTAGATTTTTCAGACGTACTAATCAAGCCAAAAAGATCTACACTCACAAGCCGCAAAGAAGCGATTCTATCAAGGCCCTTCACTTTTAAATATTCATCCAGACCTTGGTCAGGTATTCCAATTGTATCAGCAAATATGGATACGACTGGTACTTTCGATATGGCATCTGTGCTTTCATATTATAATATGGTCACAGCTCTGCACAAGCACTATACAATTGATGAAATGTATGAATACATTTCAAATCAAAAATTGCTTACAGTTCAGAATAACTTATTTGTATCTGTTGGAATCGGCCAGGAAGATTGGGGCAAGTATTTACTTTTAAGAGAAAAACTAGGATATTTCCCTAATGTTTGTATAGACGTCGCTAACGGGTATATGGAAAAATTTGTTCAATTTTGTACCAATGCAAGAGATACTATTGGTGATAGTGCAATCATTATGGCTGGTAATGTTGTTTCTTCTGAAATGACTGAACAGCTTATCTTAAAGGGTGTTGATATTGTAAAAGTTGGTATTGGTTCCGGTGCTCATTGTACTACTCGTGTGGTGGCAGGCGTTGGATATCCGCAGCTATCAGCCATTATAGAATGTGCCGATGCTGCTCACGGCCTGGGAGGTCATATTTGCAGCGATGGTGGCATTACTAATCCTGGTGATATGGTCAAAGCTTTCGGTGCCGGCGCCGACTTTGTTATGATCGGAAGTGAATTTGCTGGTCACGATGAAAGTGGTGGTGATGAAGTCTACAATGATGGTGAAATTGTAGGTAAAGTTACTTACGGTATGAGTTCATCAACTGCTATGAAAAAACATTATGGAAAAGTAGATGAATACCGTTCCAGTGAAGGAAGAACGTCAGTAGTACCATATCGTGGACCTTTGTTGAATACCATACAATATTATTGTGGAGGATTGCGCTCAGGTATGACATATGTTGGGGCCAAATCTTTAAAAGAGCTAAGTAAGCGAACTACATTTATCAGGGTTAACCGAGTTTTGAATGAAAAATATGAAAAAGAAACTTTGACAAAACGGTAATAAAACATTTGACATCGTTCTTCGATATGTTATATGTCGTTAGTCAGCAATAAAAGGGCACTTGTATGAAGAAGGTAATTTTGGCAGCGGCGTTGATGCTCGGCGTAACATCGCCCGTGATGGCGACGGTAACGAATCCGGCATTGCCTCCAGAGACAGTTAATTTAATGATAGTCTCTGTTGGAACACTTTATAATGACAATATGGTCAAGATGACAAATGGTGATGGTAAATCAATTACCGTTCATCTTTCAGACTGTGATATTGATTGGAATACTGGTGATTCGTTTTATCTAGTTGTATCACAATCTGGCGCTGCTTATACGGTACCAGTTGTTGACTTCCAAGTTGCATATCGAATGACTGGGAAGAATTGGAATGATACGGTCAATTTGCTGGCGCGAGCCGGTAAAATGTGCAAAGTACGTGCAGATTGATAATCTTACATTAAATTAATAAATAATTGTAAGAAATTAAAAACCAAAGCCCCTCAAAGGCAGCGGACTCTTAAGTGGGTGGCTTAGCCTTTGGGGGGTTTTTTATGTTCTGTGAAGGGAGAACAAATTAATGGGCATCAGGTTGGAATTTAAGCATATTATGGTTCGTGCTATTGTTAAAAATCCAGTTAAAACCGTTGATGAGCTTAAAGCTTGGTCTTTGGGGGTAATTGATGCAGTTAATATGAAGGTTGCTGAAATTCCAGGTGAGAAAAATCCTATTGCGTGGAAGTGTGAAATTCCAGGAAATGAAGGAATGACGCTCGTCGCAGTTATTGAGACTTCTAATTTGGCATACCACGATTGGATTGTTGAAGGCGGCACTATGGTTGAACTTGATCTTTTTAGTTGCGGCCCGTTCACAAAAGAACAAGTTATTGGTGAAATAATGAAACTTGATCCTATTAGTTTAGAATACAAATTTTTTGATAGAGAGCATTCATTGGATTTGCTAGATGAAGGATCGTTCATTTTTGATTGAATGAAAATGCCCTTGGCACCAAGGGCATTTTCGTATTTGCCTATATTAAACTAACCAAGAATAGTATTTCTTAGTCATATCACGTCGATGTGCTAATCCGTTTGTTCCGCCGTTTATACGCTTTGTTACCGCTACAATATTTGATTCTGAAATTGATGTGCATAATGACCATAGACTATTATGGTCAAAAAACCACTTAGCTGATTGGAATGCATATTTGGTAAGTACAATATCAGGATTGGAAACTATTTCGTTATCGTGCATCGCTTGTGCAAAAAGAGAATAGTTGCTTGAACCAGTAAGTTGGATAGGACCACGGCCGCGGTATTTCCAACCATCACCAGACGCTTCTGACCCATTTCCCATTCTATTAGAATAAACTTTATTTGCAATCTTAATAGGTTGGCGAGCATATTGGGTAGCCATTGAAATATTTGGAAAATATTTACCAAAAACTTTAACTAGTGATTGTGCTGAATAATTTAAATTTTCAGTAAAAATGGTAAAACCGGCCGATTCGTGCGAACATTGGCCAAAAAAATGAGCGCCTTGCGACGCAGTCAGCTTAAAAAAAGCAGTTCCTTTTTTTAAAGTTTCAGGACCAAACCCACCATCAGGGACGGCACCAATTTGTTTTTGGAATTCAATAAGTGGATTCATTTCAGATCCCCCCTTTTAATTATCTTATAGGTTATTTATTTTGTTAGGATGGCCAGCCCAATAAATAGATTGAGTTTTTGATTTCTATCAATTATAGTGACTTATAAAAATATGGATTTATTATAATGAAAATTTCAATACCAATTTACTTTTTCACAGGCCTGGCGGCCATTTCAATGGCTTGTGTTGCAGCTTTTTTTAGTATTACTGGTTTGGCCGCACTGTATGCAGCCGCCGCCGTACCTGTTATTGTAATGGGATCTTGTATTGAATTTAGCAAAATAGTATCAACAGTTTGGTTGCATCATTTTTGGAAAAAGTCTAATTTCTTGATGGTCGGCACACTGATGTTAATGGTAGTTGCCAGTATGGCTGTCACTAGTGGCGGTGTTTATGGATATTTGACTGGATCACACGCCAGCCAAGAAGCACCAAATCAACAAAAACAATTAGTAGCTGATAGAATTGACCAACAACTTGCTGTAGAGCAGGATAAAATCACACGATATCAAGATCGATTAAAATCATTAGATGAAATAGTATCAACTTCGTTAACTCAAGGCAGATATAGTAGCTCAGCAGCGGATAGAATTAATCGACGCCAAGCATCAGAACGAAGCCAAATTCAAGAAGAGATAGATGCGACGTATAAACGTATTGACGCCCTTTCAGCACAAAAACTTGACGTAAATCAAGAACAAAGTATGAGCGAAGCAAAGCTTGGTGCTGTAAAATATCTTGCAGCGTTATTTGGTGCCGACACTTCGAATGCAGTTATGTACTTCACTTTGATTATGGTTTTGTTACTTGATCCGTTTGCTATTATTTTAGTCATCGCAACCCAAGTAGCATATGATAATCGTAAAAAGGTAAATGAACCAGTAAAGAAAAGAAAATTAATTGCGCCTGAAATACCTGACGAGATTGTTGAAAAATTAGATAATGGCGACGAGTTACCGCCATTTGTTCCCACATTGGACAACGGACCAGAATCTGCAGACACGTTGGAAGGTCCAACCGATTATGTAATGCATCCAAATAGTGACGAAACAATAGAAGATAAAAAAGAAAAAATAGTTGATTTCTTTAATGATGATGAAATTAAAAATGGCATTAATAATGCCGAAGATGAGACTATAATTAAAATTGATGAAGTGGTTAATTCATCCAACATTAGTGATGACGAAAAGGTTGCACAAGTATTAAATGCCTTGGGTTCAACTTTATCTCCTGATCGAATGGAAGAAGTTAAGAAACGCTGGTTAGATTGAGGTATTTGTTATGAAAAATTATGGTTGGTCGTCTCTGATGATAAAATTCAATGAGACAATTAATAATCAAATTATATCGTTTGCTAATCAGGTAATTCCAATCGAATATCAGAGCGATCCAGAAAATGGATCAGGTATTGTAACTGATCCACATATCAGTCTTATTACTGATTTGGAAATAACCTATCCAGAACATAAAATACGTGAAATAATAAAAAATATTCCATCGTTTAAAGTTGAATTTGGGACCATTTCTTTTTTTAGAAATGACACAGTTGATGTGGCTAAAATTGATATTGAAAGCGATCAATTAAACGAGATTCATTATCACCTGAAAGAGTTAATCCCCAATCATTACAAATTTGATGAATATCATCCACATTGTACGTTAGCCTTTGTTAAACCTGGAACGTGTGACTTTATACTACAGCAATCAAATTATTTTCGTGGTATAAATTTTCAAGTTGATTGGATTAATTATAATTCAGCCAAAGGCGTGACATATCCTATAAAAATTAATCAAAAAAGTTAAAAAACACGCCAAAAGTGGTTGACTTTTAAGTTATCTGTATATATATTAATAGAACATAGACGCTGATGCGTAGTATTCAGTTACTTCGATAGAACGCTCAAAACGAATGGCCCTGGCCATTTATTGCACCAGGAGGTGAAAATCCTTCAATTCAAATCGATGGCGGGTAACTCCTAACCTGGTATTTGAAATGCTAACAGATAAAGGCTAGTTAGCAGGACGGTATTCCTTATTACCAAAGCTTCTGGATACGATATTAACACAGTGTTATGGTCAATTTATTGAGCCCTAAAGTTAAGGAGGTCACCTTTGAAGGACCGTCCCTGGCTTTAGGGACAATCTAGATCATATCGCTGTCCGATGAAGAAAAGAAGAGGAAAGAGATATGAAGTTCAATACACCAGGTCAAGCACCAATTCAATCACAAACGTCACCAAATACCGTTACTCACGAAGGCGCACCATCATATAAGTTTGATTCCATTATGGAACTTTATATGGCAGTTGCGACCACACTTATGGGTGAACCAAAGTTTTATGAATCAGGTGATGAACGCGCTAAGCGCATTCGCCGTTTGATTTCCAAAGCAGTCCAATCTGGTGAAATTGAAACTGTAGCAAAGTTGGCAGTTTACTGCCGTGAAACTTTGAACCTACGTTCAGTCCCAATCTTATCACTGTATCTTTGGCGAAGGAAATTCGTGATCAAAAGATCGCCTGGGACGGCCTCCGCCGCCTCGCTAACCGGGTTATTCAACGTGCTGACGAAGTTCGCGAAATGTTCGCTGCTGCTGAGC